CTTGGGTTTGCGACCACGGCCGGCGACCGTGGCGGTGCCTCCCATCGCGCAACTCCTGAATTTTTAATTTCGCGGGTGTGAGAAAAAGGCCAAGGGGACGGTCTAGTTACCGAAAACCCCAGACTTTTGACCCTCCCCTCACCTAAATGAGAATCGCGATCATTTGAGCGAGATTTCCGGTCAATTTGCACGGTTTCTCGATGGATTTCCCCAGCCGCCGTCCTCAGACGCTGTCTTCCTGCTGTGGCAAGGGTGGCAAAGGGATTGCCAGTTCGAGCTATCCCAGAACACGCCCATGTCGCCTTTGTGAGGGACGACGTGATCGAGGTCAGTGGCAGCAACCACGAGACCTTGGCGCTCGCACTCGACACAGAGCGGATGCTTGGTCAGGTACGCCTTGCGCGCTTGCTGCCACTTGTAGCTGTAGCCGCGCTGCGCGCTGGTCTCACGTCGCCGCTCCTTCCGCTTGGCCTCGGCACTCTTGCCGATGTCCGCATGGTCATCACAGTAGCGAGGATTGCGGGTAAGCACATTGCAGCCCTGCGCGTTGCATGGCTTTTTTGGCCTCAAAGGCATAGCCGCACCTACTCCGAATCATTGAGCCGCGCGACTGAGCGCTTCGTCGGCCTTGTCTGCGGCCTGAGCTGCAGTTGTTGCGGCCTTTGTAGCCTTGTCGGCGGCGGTGCCAGTCTTGCGGGTTAGCTCTTCGAGACGCTTGTCCCGCTCCTCCATGGCAGTGTCGTAAGCCTTGCGAATGTCGGTGATCTGGTTGCTCTGCTTATCGGCGAGTGCCCAATACGCGGCCTGGTAACCAAGGACAGCACCACCTACAACCAGCAGCACGGCAATGGCCCAGACCTCAGCTCGCCTCCACCACCGGCGAGCAATGAATTCCAGTGCGCATCTGTCCATCAGGCGATACCTCCAAGCTTGGTGCGCAAGCGGTGGATCTCTTCGCTCTGCAGCGTCACGCGCTCGGTGAGTTGTCCGACCTGGCTGGTGAGGGCCTCGATCTTCCCTTCCATCCTGCCAACGGCGGCGGCGAGATCGTTCCGCTCTTTGGCGAACTGATCGGCGCGGGCCTCAGCTTCTTTGCGGGCCGCACGCTCTTGGTTCAACAGCTCATTGAGCCGGCGCAGCGTGCCGATATCGGCGTTATCCATGGCCCGATCGGTCGCGTCTTTAGACAGGAACTTACGAAGCCAGAGCAGCCCGCCCAGCACGACAGTGGCACTACCGCCCAGCCAGGTAGCTGTGCCCGGACCGAGGTCAGTAGGATCCATCCGATACTCCAGAAACGAAAAAGCCCCGCACAGTGGCGGGGCTCAGAATTTTGGGTCGTCTCTCATAACGCGCAAGATCGACATGATGGGGTTAATTTACGGCCAGTCGGCCAATGGGTCAAGCGGCATCTACAAAGATTTGCTCACTGTCGAATATTTCAGTCGCGTGGATGACAGCCTGCTCTTCGAGCTTCTCCAACCGCTTATGGATTCCGCCGCGCCAGTTGCGGCGCGTCCGCTCCGGGGAACCAGCCAGATCCCATGTGTTCATGTCGTAGAACTCAGCAGGCAGCACGATCATGTCGGTGGAGCGCTTGCCGACCTGAACACCCTTCAACTTGGGTATGGCCCAGGCCGTCAGTGCCTTATAGATGAACAGCTGCGGAGCCGGTGAAACCATGCGAGCGACCAGCCTGCCGATAGCACTGACCTTGTTAGACTTGTGCGTGGAGTACTTGGCCACCAGCACATCCCACTGGGCCGGGTCGAGCTGACGGTGCAGCAACGCATAGAGGCAGCAGTCGTAATCGAACTTGTCCCGGACCGACAGCGTGCTACCCGTGCCGCCCTTGCGCAGATCGGCGTCAATCAACTTCTGCCATGACTGCTTGGTGCTGTTGTCGATGTTGTCTGCTGCCAGAACCCGCACCAGGGTGCCCATCACGTCCTTATACATAGCCATGGCTCAATCCCCTGTGAAGTTGGTACCGCCGGCGCCGCGGCGGTTGTTCTGGTTGTACTGGGCGGACTCTCCTTGATGACTAGACCCGCGCTCCAAAGACTTAACCACGGCCCGCACGCTCCGCAGTTTCAACCCCAACTGGATCACCAGGTCCTCCATCAGAAGAGGCTCAAGCGTTTCGGCATGGACGAAGCCAGAAGAGTGGCAGCCGATGCATTCGAGCTGATGGAACACGCCGCGTATCAAGCCGGCTCCATGGCATGAGGGGCACTCGGTCATCGGTATCAGGCAACGCACAAAGGCGGGGCCACTGCTCTTTTTCATCATTTTTAAACCTCGCCTTTTATGGTTTCTGGATTTGGCTAGAGGCCGCGCCATTCATGGCCTCGGCGTCATTGTGCGAATTTCCGTTTCTAGTCATGGTCGAGCGGTGAATGAGGTTGAAACCCTTCCCGTCTAACCAGTCGTGCCACTTCACCAACGCCTCGCGCTTGAGCAGTTCGGCCGACGTGTGAATGTAGGTCTGCACGTTGCGGGTCAGCGTGTGATTCACCAGCATCTCGCCGATGAGGAAGTCGACGCCCAGGTCTGTCCACCCGGTTCGGGCCACCTTGCGCAGGTCGTGGCTCGTCCACTCGCCCTTGCCCAGCCTGGTGAATACTGCGCAGGCCTGGCTGTCACTGATCGGCCCACGGCCTCGCGCTGGGAACACGTAGGTGCCCTTGTAGCCTTTGGCTGACTGCCAGTCCCGATACCGCTCCAGCAGCGCGCATACCTGGTGAGTCAGCGGTAAGTGATGCTCGCAGCGGGTCTTGGTGTTCTCGGTGGGAATAAACCACTCGCCCTGCTCGCCCAGGGTGAAGTGGGACCACTGCGCTTGCCTGGTCTCGCCAGCGCGGGTGCCGTGGCAAAGCATCATCAGGGCCAGCATGCAGTCCTGCGGGTGATGGTCGAAGCAGGCAGCCAGTTCGCCGATCACTTCCTCGAGCTGTACGGCGCGCAGACGAGACGGCTTCGGCTGAATGCGGGCCTTGGTGAAGTCGGTGAACTTGAACCCTGCGATGGGGTTGGTGGTGATCAGGCGCAGCTTCTCGGCCTGGCGGAACGCGACCACAAGCACACCCCACATCAGACGAACATAGGACAGGGACATTTCAGCCTGCATCGGCCACATCACCAACTTGTCGAGGGTGGAACGGTCGACGTCTTCCACGGCGATATCGGCGAGCCTCGGCTTCAGGTGGCAGGAGATGATCGAGGTGTTGGTAGAGCGGCGCTTGGAAGACAGGCTCCGATCAATGGCCTGACGCGCGGTGAACCAGTCCAGCAGGTCGCCAACGGTCTGCAGCGTGCCGGCGGCGGCTGACGCTTTTGGGTCGGCAGCTAGGCGCTCGCGAATCTTGGGCAATGCACCAATCAACCCCTTCACTGGCAGCTGAGGAAACGCAGCGATTTTCTCCCACTTGTTACCCGACACCAGGTACCAAGTCCCGCGTTCACGGTTTTGGTGGAAACGGAAATAGACGCCCGGGTAGCGGGCGTCACGCAGATCGCGGATCTGGGCATTAGCGGCCTGCCGGCGAATCTCCGCATCGGTGAACGACGTGAGCATTGTCTGGGTCATGCGGCAGCCCTGGTTTGAGGTTGAAGAAGGTAGGCCCTGATCGCCTCAATAGCGTCGACGTGCCCGCGGCAAACGATGGCCAGGTAACCCTGATCGGTCAGCGCCTGCAGGTATGCGTCCTGGGCCGGGGAGACGGCGGCGTCATACGGCGCCCGGGCCTTGAATTCGATGTACAGGCCGAAGTAACCGCCGCGGGCCATGGGCAGCACAAGATCGGGGACGCCGGCCTTAACGCCCTGCTCTTTCAGCTTGATGGCCACCAGTTTGTGCCGGTGCCCACCATTCGGTACGTGGTAGATCAGCTTTGCGGCGACTGGGTAGCGCAGGCTGATTTCCTTGATCAGCGCAGCTTGCTCTAGGCCCTCCCGGTCGACAGACTTCGCGCGAGCCGGCCTCGGACTGAATGGCTTAGCGGTGAACGGCTTCAAAGCTTCACCTTCCCTTCACGAATAAGGATGTCTTGGGTCCGCATGACGCCCTCGGCCAAATACAAACGAACCTCGTCGCGGGACAATTGCACCGGCGCCCGCAGCCGGCCGTCGGCGATGTCGTGGCAATAGCCGCAAGCCCAAGCCGCTTGGAAGTCGTTCGGCTTCATGCCAACGCCGCATGTGCCGGCCAAGCGGTAGTGCGCCAGGACTGTGGTGGACGGCTCGCAAGAACAGCCAGGGAAGCGCACCTGGCAATCGCGGTCACGCGCGGCTTTGGTGAGCTTGCTCATCGCGCCTCCCGATACCGAATCTGGCCATCAACTCTTGGCGAGCCGCCTTGCCGTCAGTTGTGATCCCCATTCTTGCTACCTGAGCAGAGGCGACCCGCTCAGTGAGCTCGGAGGCACGTTCCGCGGCTGACTTGTTGCCGTCGTAACCGATGCCGACAGCGATTTCCTCAAGAGGCAGACCCTGTACCAGACGGCGGATGGTGATGTCGTACGCCCGGTCAAAGACCTTGCTGGCCTTTTCTGGAATCAGGTCACCAAGGTTGTGCATCTCGCACTGGAGCGCAGCATGCCGCACTGCAACGTGGGACCAAGTGCGCGCGCCGAAACGGCTTGGGTGTGAATTTTCGAGCGCCTCACGGAACGCCTTATCGTGGGAAGGAATGCCCAACATCTCGGGTGTCGGCTGGCACCACTTGATGAACTTGCCGACGCTTGGCGCGAAGTCGCCGCCAATCTGGCGGCAGTTCTGCAGGCCGTAACGGATCTGCTCAAGGGTCGTGATCCCCGCAACGATGAACGCTTTGATCCAGCTGCGCTTGGCGGCATTCAGCGAATCGGCATCAGGCCAGGCCTGCTTCCACGCAGGGAAAATCGCCTGCAATTCTTTGAACAGCGCGTTCACGACGTCGGCGGTGCCCGGTGGCAACTGCTTCGGCTGAACCAGCGCTACCGGTGGTAGGTTGCCCATCGTGCTGAGCAGTTGTTCGGTGCTGCGTGGCTTCTTGTTTTCCATCACAGGTCTCCCAGATCATTTGCCCAGCTGGTGTCATCGAAGTCAGGCGCCTTGCCCTGCCCCAACGCTTTGACGCGTTCGCGCTTGACCCACTGAACGAGTCGGTAGCACCAGCCTGCCGAGGTATCGACGGTTGCTGGCTTTGCGACGAAGAAGCCCATGAAAGCTCTGATCGCCTGCTCGGGGACGGCATCGGCAGGAAGCCCGGCGATTGCGATCTGATCCGAGAGCGCCTTCTCGTTCGGAGCCCAGGTGGCAAACATGGCGAAGCGTTGGCGATTATCCTGCTGCTCGACGGCGGCGCGGTTCTGTTCGTCGAGAGCGGCTTGGATCTCGCGCTGCTGCAGCTGCTCTTCGGTTCCTTGATGGTTAAGTGATGGATTGGGTGCAGCCGCTGCACCCCGTTCTGTTCCAGACTGCACCCCGTTCTGTTCTGGGTTGCACCCCGTTGCGTCATCTGCACCCCGTTTTGTACGGGGTGCAGGATTTGCACCCCGCAATATTTGAAGGTCATAGACGACTGGGCGGCGGTCGTGTCGATCGATGTGAACCGCAGCGATGGCCTGATTGCCTTTCTGAATGAGTCCGAACTGCTCCAGATCGTCAAGCTTGTAACGCACGGTACGCTCGGAAAGGCCTGTGTCTTGGGCCAGGGTGGAAGCAGAAGGGAAAGCGCCTGTGCCGTTCGAGCCGGCGTAGTTGGCCAGGCACAGCAGTACGTGACGCGCGCTTGAGTCTTTCAGGGTTTCAGTGGGCAGAGAAAGCGCCCAGGACATTGCTTGAACGCTCACAACGAGCTCCCTTTGAAAAAAAATAGAGTGGCCGCCGGCGCAGGCTTTAAGTGTCGCGACACTTTTTCGGACTCACCTGAAAGTGTCGAGACATCGCTGAAACTGTTGACTGTGGGTGTGTTTTTGATCACTATTCACCTCGAGATAAAGCTGTACTAAGCCGCCCTGCCAGGCGGTTTTTTTATGCCTGCGATTTGGATACTGGATGAATTAACAGCTAATCCAGAATCTCTAGCTGCCGTTCCCCGCTAAACGGAAAATGGCGTCATCGAACAGATCAGGCGGACTGCTTCAATGGCTGAGTCGGGTCATCGTCTCGATTGGCGACCAATGCACCACCAGACTCCTTTTCAAGAACGCACTGCATTGGGTAAGAAAAACCACCCGCCGCGCGGCACTGGGAAACGCGGCTACCGCTAACGCGGAGCGCGTCACCGATGGCGCGCCCGGTGCGGAAATGTTTTAGGGCTTCGTCGAAGGTCATGGGGCATGTCTCCATTGTCTTCGGCGAGTTTAGAGTTCTTAACAAAACAAGGCAAGTTATCTAAACAGTGAAATGTTTAGAATCCTAAATATGGACTTTAAAGACCGCGTGATCTCACGCATGAAGGCGCTCAATCTCAGCGCCACCGACATCAGCAAGCTGACTGGCGTATCAAAGGCGACGGTCAGTTTCTGGGTGAGCGGCACGAATGGCGCAAAGGGGAAAAACCTTCTGGCGCTAGCGAAGGCTTTGGATTGCTCGCCGGATTGGTTGTCCGATGGCGTCGGTACGCCGGATCAAGCGTCCAGCGACGACACTAAGGCCGGAATGTCCACGGTTGAGCTGATGGCAAAAATGCTCGCGTCTAGGGCTGGAAAGAATCTTTCGGCAAAGGCCCGCGAGACGATGCTCGCGGCAGCGGAGCAAGCAGATAGTCCAGCCGAGCACAGCGGGAGTTTCGTCTCAAGCCATCTGTCGAGTCTTCGACCCACAAGTGAAGAAATCGTCATTCCTCAATACGATATCCGAGCGGCTATGGGGCACGGCCAGGTGCCGCCCGACTACACCGAGGTCGTTCGAAATCTAGTAGTGCGCGAGGAAATTCTTCGCGAGAAAGGGGTTACTTATACCTCCGCGTCATCGCTGGGGATGATCAACGGCTGGGGCGAAAGCATGGCCGGGACGATCAACGACAAAGACCTGGTGATAGTCGACAAGGGGATAAAGGATTTCATCGGCGAGGGGATATACGTTCTCACTTGGCATGGAGAGCTGTATATCAAGCGTGTAATGCGCATGGACGAAGAGTGCTACAGGCTGATATCCGACAACAAACACTATGAAAACCAAACGGCTCGAATCGACGACGTGACGATCCACGCCAAGGTGCTGTTGATCTGGAATGCCCGAAAGGCATAACCAAAAGCCCGCCACCTAGCGGGCTTTTTTATGCCCATCAGAAAGGCGCGGGCTCTTCAACCGCATCTAACTCATCATGATCCTGGACCCGGGGATCTTCATCGGCCGCAGCTTCCCAGCTCAAAGTGACCGATTCATCTTCGTCGTTGAAAGTCATCTCAATACCGTCAACGTCGGCGAGCACCCCCATAACCTCCTCCCACTCACGCTCTCCATCGCTATCAAGCCTGTGGATGGTTGCCCACTTCCGGTCCTGAGCGATGGGATGGTTAATCATGCTGGAGACTCTGAGCGTGAGGCGCTCAACTCCTGATACGGGGGCTTCTTGCTGGGTTTTCTTCTGCGGACTCGCCATCGGCTGCTCCTTAATTGCTGTATATCCATACAGGTTAATGCGCAGATTATCCGAACTTTTCTAATCGCGTAAGTCTTGACGCAATCAGCGTTCGGGCGTATCCCGCGGCCACAAAAGTTAAGATATCTAAAATAACGGTTGACGATTTCTGTTTAGTTTTCTAAATTTGCTCCATCGCCGAGCAGAACTCGGCGATACACGACTGGTGAAGCCGCCAGATAGCTCGGGATCAGCGAAGTGATCTCCCAGCCCCTGAAAACGGGACCGACTGGATCAAGCTCTTTAAACAGAACGGAAGATTTCACTGGCTGGCCTTGGCGACAGGGCCAGACGGGAAACCAACCGGGAGTCACATTGATGGAATCAACAATCGTCAGCGGCGCATGGAAGGGTCATCTCGGACGCGGCCTTGCGCCAAAGGAAGTTCAGTACCTGCTGGGCACCGCCCAGGGCAAGACGGCGAAGGAGATTGCCCGCCAGTTCGACGTTGCGGCCTGCACCGTGGCCAAGCGCCTTTCCTGCGCGATGTTCAAGCTCGGCGTCACCCGCCAGACAGCCGCGGTGGCCGAGGCGATGCGCCGTCAGATTATCTCCCCGATGTGCTTCACATTGGCGGCCTTGATCGCAATGCACGCAATGATCAGCGATGACTCCATGCGCCGCGATCGCCGGGCACCAGAACGCCGCACCGCGCAAGTGCGTGTGGTTCGCCAGTCGGAAAGGCCAAGCCTCACTGCGTAACCGAAAGCATCACTCCTGCACCTTGGCGACAGGGTGCAGCGGGATGTAACCCAACCCAGAGGAATCACCATTTTAGGAAAATTGTTCGGCAAGAAATCCGGTCAGGCCCGTGCAGCAGTCGCCAAGCTGGCAAATCGCGATCTGATGGAAGCGGTGGTGTACGGCTCAATCTACGTTGCGGCCGCTGATGGCGAGCTTGAAGAGAGCGAGCTGTCGAAAATCGAAACCATCCTCAGCAACAACCCGGCGCTTCAGGGATTCGGCGCGGAGCTGTCCAACACCATCGACCGTGCCAAGACCGACTTCAAATCAGGCACTCGCATCCTGCGCCAGAACGCCGAGAAAGAACTTGGTGACCTGGCCCACTCCCCAGCCGAAGCGTTGACCGTACTCAACGTGATGCTGACGGTGGCCGAGGCCGACGGCGAGATCGAACCCGCTGAGCTGACCGCGCTGGAGCGCAGCGCGAAGCTGCTCGGCCTGAACCTGAAAGACCACCTGTAATGCCGGGCTTCACAGAGCTGGTGAAAAGCCTGCGGGCTTTTCTCATCGTCGCTCTGCTAGTCGGCGTGGTGGTGATCGATTCAGTGTCTCGAATCATCAGCATGTGCGCCGACGGGTTCCTTGCGGTGCTGATCCTGCTTCTGATCTGGCCGCTGATCAAACAGCGCTGAGCATCACTTCTGCCCATTCAATGAGTGGGCAGCGGGATGCGGACGACCAATACCGCTATGCGGCCACCTGCATCAAAACCCAACCGGAGAATCTCATGCTCCTACTGTTCCTGATCGGCGCAGCGCTCAGCCATGCGCGGCCAGAACCGCCACCTGATGACGGCCTGCCAACCGATCCACGGTGCTACCACCGTGAGCGCTGGCGATGTACCGCCGGGGTCTAGGCGTTCTGGCGCCCAAGGTCCCGCCCAAAACTCAAACTACTGCGTCGGTGAAAGGCCCGAACGTCCAACGGGCCTTTCTTTTTACTCGCCTTTATCCGTCAGCACCCTCCCCTGTGCCCACCGGCACACACCAGGCGGTCGGGGTGCTGACGAATACACGCAACCCACTGAGGTGTTCACCATGCACGCATCAATTCAACAGCGCGTAGACGGGGTTGCGGCCCTGCACATTCGCTCCCGGATCGCCACTGCTGAGTTCTACGCGCTGATCGGCAAGGATCAACCTGTTCAGCAGATCCGCTTCCAGATCAAGAACGTCGGCAACGCCTACCACATCGTGGATCGCGCCACCGGCAAGGTGAAAGGCTTCCGCTGGACGTGGAAGGAGGCAAGCAACCTTGCCCAGGCCCTGGAAGCGCGCGCAGAAGGCGTGAAGGTAACGCTGTCAGGCGGTGCGCAATGATCGGCGTGCCCATGCCAAACCCGCGGGACTCGATAATCAACGACCTGAACAAGCAGCTCGACGCCTTCTTCGGCGCTGGCAACGCTGTGCAGGAAGTTGCGCCAGGCGTAAGCGGCGAAGTGGGCGGGCCAATCAAAAGCACGCGCAGCAACAAGCTCCGCACCGAACGCGACAAGATCGCGCCGAAGCTGAAACAGGCCGTCGACTCAGGCGCGTCCCTCCACCAGGCATGCCTTGCCGCAGGCGTCGACTACAAGCGAGCCCGCCTCATCGCTCGCGAGAACGGCTTCAAACTTCCAAGCAACCCATGAAGCGCATCAACAGCCTGGTGCGCCAGCGCCTTCGACAATCGCAATTCAACCTCCCACCCAGCGGCCTGCAGGCCATACCGGAGAAACAGCCATGTCAACCGCAACAGATACAGCCGAGTTTCTTGAAGAACTCAACGGTGGCGCATTCGCCAGCCAAATTGGCCACGCCATCTCCGAAGTAGCGGCAGGCGTGGTTGACCACGGCAAGGCCGGAAAGCTGGTGATCACCCTGGATTTCAGCCAGATCGGCGAATCGCACCAGGTGAAGATCAAGCACAAGCTCGATTACAAGGTGCCGACCAAGCGCGGTACCCGCAGCGAAAACACCAGCCTTGATACGCCCATGCATGTGGGCACCGGCGGCCGCGTGACTCTCTTCGCGGAAAAGCACGACCAGCTTTTCAGCCGCGACGACGCGCCAATCCCCAAACGCACCTGATCTATCCCTCTCCCCCTTCCGCAATCCAAGGAATTAACCGATGTCACTTACCAAAGATGCAATTCAGCTAATCACCGCTACCGCGCTGGAAGCCAACGGCAAGCAGCTGGAAACATTGGTCCCTACCGTGGTGCTGCCGGAAAGCTCGAAAGTCATCGACTTGGAGAAGTTCCAGGCCGGTCGCAGCCGCTTCCGAGGCACCTACAACACTCACTCGCTGGCAGACTTCAGCGCCTACGTGGTGGAACGCGCGGCACTTGGCGCCCGCGGCTTCATTGATCAGGACGCAATGAGCTGTGTGCTGCTGTTCAATCTGGGCACCGCAGAAGAACCTGGCCACGCTGATGATCGTGCCGTCCTAAAGTTGAAACCTACCGCAGGCTACACCGCCGCCCAGCAAATCGGCGGGCGCGGCATAAGCCAGAAAGACCTGAGCGACTGGATCGAAGACTGGCACCAGTACCTCACTCCGGTCGACGAAGCTGGTAACGCTATCCCGGTGGCCAAGGCCATTGCCGCTGTGCGCACCATCACCATCAAGGCCTCCAGCGAATCGGAAACCACCGTGGGCGAGACCAGCGCCAGCCGCAGCGCCATGGACCAGATCGAGGCGCGCAGCAAAGAAACCCTGCCGGTTTCCCTGCAGTTCCGCACGGTCCCGTTTGAAGGTTTGACCGAACAACAGATCACCCTTCGCCTGTCGGTCATCACCAGCGGCTCGCAGCCGGTATTGAAACTGCGCTGGGTAGGCGAAGAGGTACAGCGCGAAGACATCGCCCAGGAGTTCAAATCGGTTCTTCAGGACAGCATCGGCGATGCAGCGACGCTATCGCTGGGCGCGTTCGATCCTAAGTAAAAACTAAGGCCGGGTAACTGGCCTTCCTATATTGAAAGCTACGGACTTCCGTAAAGGTGTGGATTAATAGAGCATAGATCCGCCACCATCCTTAATCTCAATTGCTCGATTGTCTGAAACTCACTCAATGAAATAGCAACTGACAACTTTATAAGTAACGCCACCTCGGCCTCAGCTTTTTTGAGACTCTCATCGACCCTACGCAAGTCAAACGGCCCATGACGACCTAACTCACGATTAAGTGAAAAAAGTCTCTGCCCTTCATCTTCGTATCGGTCAATCATTCTTTCATACATCAATATTTGTTGATCTATAAGCTGTAGCTGACTTGCTTTGTACTCGGCAAGTCTTGCCTTATGTCCATCCTCAACAAAGTGAGCGCCTTGATCGAGCTGTAAGTCTATTGTCCTAAGAAGCGCAATAAGCGTAACTAGAGATATCCCCGGGCCAAGCAAGCCGCCGAAAAAAGTACCGAACGCGGACCACTTATCCGGCGAACTTGAAATACCAGCATTGAACGTATTCGTATAAAAAACGACAAGCAATAGAAAAAGTACCACCAAACCCATCAACCCGACATTAACTGGCCTCCCCCATCTTCTAAAATTACTTTTACTCGCTTCCATTATTTATAACCTTGCCTGATTGAGAGTCAAAACCCTTCTTACTTAGCGGGCGCTCGCCCAAAGGATAACCTATGTCCGCACAACAGAAGAAACACTCCTTCGATTTCAAAACCCAATACGGGCTCGGCTTCAATCCTCAGGACGATGAGGTCGTTGTCGACTTCTTCTGTGGCGGCGGCGGTGCCGGTACCGGTCTGGAGATTGGCCTGGGTCGCGCGGTGAACGTCGCGAAGAACCACAGCCCGCAGGCGATCAGCATGCACACCATGAATCACCCAGGCGCGCAGCACTTCACCACCGACGTGTTCGAGGGTGATCCGGACACTGAATGCGGCGGCAAGGCCGTGGGCTGGTTCCACATGTCGCCGGACTGCACGCACCACAGCCAGGCGGCCGGCGGCCAACCGCGCAAGCGCGAGATCCGCAACCTGTCGTGGATCGGCCTCAAGTGGGCTGGCATGAAGCGTCCCCGGGTGATTAGCCTGGAGAACGTGAAACAGATCCTGCAGTGGGGCCGACTGATCGCCAAGCGCGACAAGGCAACTGGCCGCGTGGTGAAACTCGGCGGCGACGTGGCTGCACCTGGTGAAGTTGTGCCGGTGGGCCAGCAGTTCCTTATTCCCGATCCAAAGCAGCGCGGCCGCACCTGGCGCCGCTTCGTGGCTCTGCTCGAGGGCATGGGCTACGTCGTCGAGTGGAAGGTAATCAAGGCGTGCGACTTCGGTGCGCCCACCAGCCGGGAACGCCTGTTCATGATCGCCCGGTGCGACGGCCAGCCAATCGTGTGGCCCGAGCCAACCCACGCCAAGAACCCCGCTAAGGGCCAGCAGAAGTGGAAAACCGCCGCTGACTGCATCGACTTCACCGACCTCGGCAAAAGCATCTTCGGCCGCAAGAAAGACCTGGCGCCGGCCACCCTGCGCCGAGTTGCCAAGGGCATGAAGAAGTTCGTGATCGATAGCGCGGCGCCGTTCATTGTCCCGATTGCCAACTGGTCCGGCGAGGCAGTGCAATCATCCGAAGAACCGCTGCGCACCATCACTTCCTACCCGAAGGGCGGCGCCTTCAGCGTGGTCAGCCCGGTCATCGCACCGGCAACGCACCAGGGCAGCGACCGAATCAACGACCCGCTCGATCCACTGCCGACGGTGACCTGCGCGAACCGCGGCGAGCTGACGCTGATCAGTCCACTGATGGTTGGGGCCGGCGGCCCGGAGTACTCCGGCAAGCCAGTGGGCATGGAACAGCCGGTTGGCACCCTCATGACGCAGAACCACCGCGCGCTGGCTTCCGCCTGCATCGTCCAGGCTGGGCACGGCGAGGGCTCTGGCGCAAACAAACGCCGCTCCCACGGGGTTAACGACATCTGCGGCCCGATCGGCACCGTAACTGCCAGCGGCGGCGGTCAGTCGGTCAGCGCCGCGGTGATGATCCAGGCCAATGGCGGATTCAACACCACGCCCGCCAAGGGCATGCACGAACCCATGACGACGGTAACCAACACCGGCAGCCAACAGCAGTTGGCAGTCGCGAACCTGGTGCACCTGCGCGGCAATTGCGATGCACGGGACGTTAACGATCCGCTGCACACCGTCAGCGCCGGCGGCCAGCATCACGGGTTGGTCAGCGCATTCATGGAGCGGGCATTCGGCGGTAGCGTTGGCCAGGGCCTGGAAGAGCCGGCCCCCACCATCACCGCCGGTGGCGGGGGCAAGAGTTCGCTGGTATCGCTCACCCTGTCACCGGAACACGAAGCGGGCGCTCTGCGTGTCGCGGCTTTCCTGATCAGCTACTACGGCACCGAGAACATTAGCGCATGCGACTCGCCGGCGCCGACCATCACCACCAAGGACCGCCTGGCCATGGTCACCGTAATGGTCAAGGGTACGCCCTATGTGATCGTCGACATCTGCCTGCGGATGCTGAAGCCGTCCGAGCTGTACAAGGCCCAAGGCTTCCCGGCCGACTACATCATCAGCCACGGTCCCGACGGCAAACCGTTCACCAAGACCCAACAGGTGCACATGTGCGGCAACAGCGTCAGCCCGCCGCCGATGGCAGCACTCGCACGAGCCAATGACCCTTGGCGCGTAGCGGACACGATCCATCAAGCAGCATAATTTTCGGCAAATCCGACGAACGGTAGAAGATTACCCCCGAAAAAGGGGCCTGGCCTTCCCACTATTAATTCATGTGAATCATTTCCAGATTCATATCAACGTGAGTAGGTGTTCTATCTATGAGTAAAAAATGCGACTGCTGCAAATCTGTTTTAGACCGGGAAAAAAGGGACCATTTCTTTGCCGGAATCTTTTTTTCCGTTGTTGTGGCTGGTTTCTTCTATTACTGGGGATACTGGCATTTCTGAGTAGCGCGCTGACAAGCGCCTGATGTCCACCTGCTGGTGGCTGCACCCACGCAGCCATCAGCTTCCTCTATACAAGCAATACCCTTCCTCCCCTCCCCCTTCAAAGTCAGCCGCTATAGCGGCAATAACCCAATCCCCCTACATGCCTGCCGGTGAGCGGCGGGCGGAGCTATGCACATGCCTAATTGGATCACGAACAAAGTCGAAGCCCCTCGCGAAGTTCTGGAAAGCCTGCTCAACCCAGAAGGCCGCATCGACTTCAACACCATCATCCCCTTTATGGGCACCTTCGATTGGAATGGCATCGATTGCGCGGCCGAGGAGGTAGCCGAGGTGATCACAGCCCAGCCCTTGAATGATCACCCGCT